TAATAATACTTATATTTTCTGACGTCATGGTAGAGGATAGTATAGTTCTTGATAACTGATACATTCAGTACAAACATAGGACTACGAATATCTATTAGCTTATAAATATTGCAATATAATTATGAGAAACAAAACTAAAACCAAATTTTCATTTAGCCCAGAGTTTCAATTAGAGATTCTAAGATATATCATTAAGGATAAGGAAGGAGGATTGATTCTTAAAAGGATTAAACCTAATTATCTGGTATTAATAGAGCATTCGATTATCTGTGAGGGCATCATTAAGTATTATAAAAAGCAAAACAAAATACCTTCTGAGAATGTTCTAAAAGAAGTTATTAAAGAATTGCTAGAGGGTAAACAATATGCAGACTTAGTAACTAAGGACGATATACCAAATATCGATAAGGTGATCAGTAATCTTTATCATTTACCTCTATCTGATGCCGATTATATAAAAGAAAAGATCTACCAGTTTTCAACTTATGTTGAAATGAAGAACTTAAACGATTCTTTCGATCTGGATAACTTCGAACAATACGAAGAATATTCCCGTAAGATTGAAAAGATTCTTCAGAAAAGTAAACCTAAGAAGGAGGACGAACCTGCTTATATGATTAGGGATATGGTAGAGAGACAATTTAAAAGACAATCAGAACCCTCCGTAATACCTTGCCCATTTAGGCAAATGAATGCTTTAACTAATGCTGGAGGGTATCCTGAGCACTCGGTTAATGTGATCTTAGATAAACCTAAGGCAAAGAAAACATTCTTTATGGTAAACCTTGCAAGAGGTTATCTAAGAATGGGAAAATCGGTTTATTATGTAGATACAGAAAACGGTAAAGATCAGATCCTCGATAGATTCATTCAATCATCCATCAATAAAACGAAGAAAGAGTTATATTCTGGAGAGTATGATAAGCTTGAATCTAAACACCTTAGGAAACTTGCAAGATTTGGCGTTGAATTAGTAGTTGAAAGAGTACCTGCTATGATTACTGATTGTAATTATATAAGGGATAAGATAGTTAAGTTTAGGAATCAGGGGATAGATATTAAGGTTCTATTCGTAGATTATGCTGGTAAGTTAGCTTCTATTGCCAGAGATAAAGAGGATTTTGATCGTATATCCAATGTGTATATTGATTTACAAAATCTTGCAGAAGAACTCAATTTAGACATTGTATGGACTGCTCACCACATTACAAGAGAGGGTAAAAAACATAGAGCTACTAGATATGATGAAAATGATATATCCGGTTCCATTGCAATCATTCGTAATGCCCAAACTATTTTTGGTCTTAATTCTACTGCTCAGGAAGAACAGGATGATATATTAAGAGCTGAATTAGTTGTACAGAGAGATGGTTTACCTTCTGGTAGAGCCTTATTCAAATGTGATGTTGAACGCCAAAGATGTAAGGAATTCACTCGAGACGAGAGAGAGAATTATGATAAAATCTATGGGGCTAAGTTAGATGAACAATTTAAGAAGAGTACTAACCCAGATGCCGATCCTAAAAAGAGGGCTAATAATAGTGGAGATATTTAGACATGAAAACAAAGACGGTAAAAATAGTAAAAGATAGATGGAGCGATGAATTAGCTTTAGAAATATCTCATAATGGTTGGCAAACTACCTCTATTGGTAATTTAGATTTAGAGGATTTAAAGAGAATCCGAAAAGTAATTCGTAAAGCTATAAGGGAACATGAAAATAACCAATCAGTTTAAATCTAGATTAAGGACATACTTCATTAAACGATTAGGAGGAAGAGATTATAGGCATGGATGGATGCGTATACCTACTTGCCCTTATTGTGGTAGAGAAGAGAAACTGGGAGTTAATCTCTCTATGTACCGAACAAATTGTTTCAGGTGTAATGCCCATCCTTCTCCTGCTCAATTAATAATGGACATAGAGGGATTCACTGAATATCATGAACTAATTAATTTTTTGAACAATGGACAATTTGATGAACTTCAATTTAAAGAAGAGAAAATCGAACTTGCCGAAAGCAAACCGATATATCTCCCCGAAGGATTTAGAAATATTTCGCTCGGAAATAGTCAACTTGCAAAAAGCATTCGGGGATATGTCAAGAAACGTGGCTTTAACATCGAGGATTTTTCAAGATATGGCATTGGGTATGGTACAAAGGGCTCAACCTATGGGTATCTCATTATACCCTTTTATTATCGAGGACAACTTAGATACTACAATGCCCGAAATGTTATTGGCAAAGGACCCAGATATAATAACCCAGACAAGGATATCACTGGACTTGGAAAACAATTTATCATCTTTAATCATGACGCATTGGAGATGTACAGGTCGGTATTCATTTGCGAAGGAGCACTTAATGCTCTCACCATGGGAGATAGAGGCATTGCCACAATGGGCAAAGCTATTAGTAAGTACCAAGTCAATGAATTACTTAAATCCCAATGCGAAAGATATATTATACTCCTGGACCCAGATGCCAAAGAATATGCAATCAATCTTGCGCTCAAACTTGTTGCCTATAAAAAGGTCAAGGTGGTGTTTCTACCAGAAGGAAAAGATTGTAATGATCTAAAAAGACCTGCTGTTATGAGATTGGTATATTCTACTCGGTACCAGAGTTATCAAGAATTGATTGCTATCAGAAACTCATTGAAATAAGGAGTTCCTATTATATTATATAAATTTAAATTCCTAAAGTATGAAACAGTTTATTATTGAATGGTGTATAAATATGGCTATAGCTCTTGCTTTTCTTGGGTATATAGGAGTTGTTATGTTAGGTATATATCTTTTAAATGATACTACTTTGAAAGGTTTTATATATATGTAGGTTTATGGATTTTATTTGTAATTGTAACCACCCTAACCTCATACATAAGGTATCATGAAAGAAGAAAGAAATGATATGAATATTAAACGTTCCCCATCTATCCATATAACTAAGTCTCAGTTTGAGGAAATATTAAATACCTTAGAGGTAGATAACTTCCCAGTTGAGGCTTTTTTTGTTATTGCTCGAAAGGAGGCAATAAATCATAGAGCAGTCTTAGTTTCTAACCATAGTAGTACTAAGCGAGTTAATAACATTTTACTAGCATCTAAGGGGGATGCTGCCCTTGTTGCTGATATTTTATATGCAATCCGTATAAAGTTAAAGCATAAAGGAGTTCGTAAAATAAACGAAAGTAATTCTCGAGAATGGGCAAATTGTAAAAAGCTTGCAGAGATATGTAATACCTTTTGTGAAGATTTTAAATTTGATACTCGGGAAGGTTTTATCAAATACATAGAGACCGGGTTAAAAAGGATGACAGACTATCGGAATGTTATGCAAAGGTTATTATCTATGCAAGAGAATATTACGAATCAGATAGATGCAGAGATAGAATTATCCTCATTGGATAGATCCGAATTCGAAGAGGTGATAAGAATTAAAGATTATTACTTTAAAAAAGTGGCTTCTGCTACTGGTATTTATGATGGTGTAGATAATCCTGAGAAATTAATTCACTTCTTAAAGTTAAAAACTTTTTTGGATGAGAGAGGTTGGGATCCTATGAAATTTATAGATGCCCAATTCGAATCTCTTGCTTGGTGTAATGGTTTACCAGAACCAAGTCAGATGTATAATGATAAAGCGATAGAAAGGTACAATAAGTACTTATATAAAAATAAGGGTAAACAATCTTTAGAAGATGAACCTCAAGTAGAAGGTAGTCTCTGGGATCGAATAAAAAACTGATATGAGTAAGATAATTATTCAGAATGGTAATGTGTGTGAACTTGATATACCCCTCAAGTATGCGCAGAAACTCTATAATGAGTTTGCCATTCGACATCCGAATGCCTTCTATTTACGTACAAGGCAAAGAGGTATGCAGAATTGGGATGGTAAGATTCACTACATCACCAAGACTGGGCAATTTAAAATAGGTTTACTTCCCAGGGTATATAATAGATGTATAGAGATGGGGATTAAACCTAAAGTTGTAGATATGCGTCAACCTTTACCTAAAGTCAGTAAAGTAGTTACGAATATAGGTAAATATAAATTAAGGCCAGAACAAGAGAAAGCAGTTAAATCTGTAATCAATAATAAAGTGGGTAATCTACCTTTTCATATTGGCGTATTAGATTATACGGTTAACGCGGGGAAAACCCTCATCATGTCGTCTTTATACTTATCATATAAGAAACAGTTAAAGACTTTGTTAATAACTAATGATTCTGATTGGTTAAATCAGGCTAGAGAAGAATTTAAGCAATATCTTCCCGGAGAGGATATCACTTTTGTTCAAGGCAAAGTTTTAAACTGGTCTAATTTTACTATAGGTATGGTCCAATCTATTTCAAGGAACATGAGATTCTATCAGAAAGAATTATCTCAAATAGATATGGTACTTGTAGATGAGGCAGATCAAGGGGGCAGTAAGCAATATCAGAATGTAATCACTCGGTTATTTAATACCCGAATCCGTATAGGATTATCTGGTACCATTTATATGAGTAAGCTTGCAAAGGATAAGGTTAAGAACATGAACCTTGAATGTTTCTTTGGTGAAGTGATTGCAGAATTTAAACTCAAGGATTCTATTAAGAAAGGTTACTCAACTAATACTGTAGTAAAGATAGTACCAGGTAAACCTTGGTATGGTAATTGGGAATCCGATTGTATATCCTATAAGGAGATATATGATGATTCTATTACCGAAAATAAAAGGGCTTGGTTAATGGCTTATAATCGATTACAATGGAATCTTAATCAAGGTAGATTTCCTGCTCTCGTAGTATGTAAGCATATTGCACATTGTGAAAATCTATATAAATTCTTTAAAAAGAAACTGGGTGATGCCTATAATATTGCCTATGTTCATGTTAATACTAAATCTAAATTAAGACAACAAATAATGAAGGATTTTAGGGAAGGTAAAATCGATATCCTGGTATCAACTACCATCATTGCTCGAGGTAAAAACTTTCCCAAGCTTAGGTATTTGCTTAATGCCGCAAGTATGGATAGCCAAGAAAAATCGATTCAGTTCCTTGGTCGTTTGGTAAGAACCGATAAATCGAAAAAGAAAGTGTACCTTGATGACCTTCATTATCCTGGAGATTATTTAGATAGGCATGGTAAGCATCGGAAGCAATATTATCAGAGACAAGAATTGAAAGTAATATTGTTAGATAAGCTTTGGAGGAATCATCCTAACCATAGCCTTAGTCAAAATTAACTAGAAGTACTATGAGTATTTACTTTTTCTCCGAAGGAGGAAAAGAAGATTACAATTAAAAGCATAGAGGCATATACCTATAAATAATACATTATGAAGATTACAATAACACTAATAACAATTGCTTTATTCATAATCCTAATATTTATTCTCAAGTTTATGAATAAAGAACCTTACGATTATACATGTCACAATTGCGGTAAGAGATTCCGAAAGAAAGATTTAAAAGATCTCAGAGGATCTTGGCATTTGAAAGATTGGACTTGTCCTCATTGCAAATATCAAAATATAACAGTAATAACCAGCTATAAGCCATGAATGATAAACTTATATGTATCAAGGATGAGGATGATCCCAAATTAATTGATCTCCTTTCAGATGGATGGAAGATAATTCAAATCTCTGCTGCTGGCATTTATTGCTGGGTACTTTTAAGAAAACCTTTAAATCTATAGCCATGGATAATCACAATAATAATTTTAGTTATACTAGCTCCAATCCTAAATATTTTATTATTCAGCAACAAATACGATGAGAATGATGAAGAGTATTAAACAATTATTTAAGGTTTCCATTATGGATGAGAAGAACATTATAGATCAGGTATTCAATAATAAAGATCTGATTTGGATATCTGATATCAGACGAAATCGGGACAGTCCCGATTCTTGCGATTATTATTTTATAATCAAGTACTCTAAGGACCTCTCTTTCAAGTTTATTCAAGAAGGTTCTACTAAGAAAGATCCTGTACAGTTAATAAATCTCCGTCAACTATTTATAAATACAATCGGACATAGTTATCTCTCTCTTTGTAAGAGAGATACCAAAGATATAATTATTCGAACTTTATAAATTTTCAGAGAAGAATGGCAAAGAAGAAACAAAAGCTACCCGATCTTTCCAAACAAGACATCCTTACTCCCATAGATTTGAGTACTATGGGAACTAACGGAGATCCCTGCTTTGGTATTGGGTATGATCTATCAACTAAAGAATGTAAGCTATGCGGAGATTCAGAACTATGTGCATTCAAGATGTCCCAGAACTTGAACATTACAAGGAAAGAGTTAGAACAGAAGAATCAATACAAAGATTTGGATGTATTAGAAGACACGGTTGGTATCAAGAAGTACATCCGAGGCTTGATTCGGAAAGGGAAAGACAGAAAAGAGATTATTACAAAAACTGTTGAGAAATTCGAAGTACCAAGAAAACGTATTAGAGAACTTTATAAAGAATGTATTAAATGATGAAACCAATAGAGATGATATGGGCTATGTTCAAGGTATACCTTAATAACCCAAACTATTTTGTAAAGCAAGAGGATGTACTTGCTAACCTATGTATGAAAGGATCAGTAGATGTATTAAAGATGTGTAATTCACTGGGAGTACACGTTTCTAGACCCGAGAAATTAACCTTTGGACAACTCTTACGTAAATGCAATATATTATGAACAGATTTAGATTTATCAAAGTAAGGGAGGTAGTATCTCCCAACAGAGCAAACCCAAATGATGCTGGGTTAGATTTTTATGTACCAACCAACTTGACTTCAGAGGATATTCATTCTAAGAATGAAGCCGATAGGGAGGGATATGGTTTGGATATCCCTTTTAGTGAAAATTTTGTAAGGCATATAGCTTTACAACCGGGGCATCGTATACTTATTCCATCGGGGATCAAGGGATTACTAGAACCTCCCACATCGATGTTAATGGCAGCAAATAAATCCGGTATAGCTACTAAGAAAGGTTTATTATATACTGCTGAGATAGTAGATTCTCCCTATGTGGGTGAAATACATATCGGAGTATATAATACTTCTCAAGAAACTCAAATTATTGAGGCTGGTCAAAAGCTAGTACAATTTATTCATGTACCAGTTTATATTACTGAACCCGAGGAAATTCAACAAGAGGAATTCTATTCAGAATCTCAAATGTGGGGAAGTAGAGGAGATAAAGGATTTGGTTCATCTCAAATTAAATAACAGTGGACATAAGGAACATAAATGAACAAGTGCCTCAGGTAGAAGAAACTGAGGCACAGATACTACAAGAAATGTATGACCTTGGGTTAGAACAATTCTTTGGATATAAGCCCATAGAAAAGCTACCAGATTACCCATTAGATATAAATAACCCAAAGAACCAAGTTATTCTAAAGGATTTTATTGGTAGGGTTATCGAAGAATTAACCGAAGGATTCGAATCTACAGATGAAGTAGTATCTATATATCGGGATTATGGGTGGAATAATGATTGCTTAACTTCAGAAGAATATACTCAGGTATTAAATCATCTAGCAAATGCAAATGAAGAACAGGCAGATGCTTTGGGATTCTTCTTTACTTTGCTTGTGTATTCTAATATATTGCCAGAAGATATATTAAAATACAAAGATGCAAAGAGTTTATTTGAGGTAATGGCAATCGGAGTTAAAGAAATACTTATCAAGTACCCAGATCATCGAAGTGTAAGGAAATATCCTATACTAAGTTCAACAGATTGGGCAAAAGAAGATAGAGCAGAATATGATAAGATAGTTTCTTATACTCCCGGTTTCAATGAAATGAGTGAAATATCCCATGAAAACGAGAAGTTATATTTATGGGAGGTAGTATATGAACTAAACAAGGCAAGGAATTTCCTTAAATGTAGACCTTGGAAACAAACCCAAGTGATGACTAAGGAAATAGACTTTCAGGAATCCTTAGTAAAATCATTCTATCTATATATGGGATTTTTAGCTATGAATGGATTTACTCCTTGCGGCTTATTTAGTTTATTCTTTAAAAAACAACGTCTCAATTTATGGAGACAAAAAACTAATTACTAGCATGTCAGGTTGGAACCGTAAACTAAAGGGTCTTCAAACCAATACTGAGGAGTCCTTACATTCATTGGAATTTGCTACTTCACAAGAGGCATGGGAAAAACTCAATGAGGGTTTCCTAAGATTAGATCCTATACTTTTTGAAAAAGGGTCTACTGCTAACAGTGGAGTAGCAGTAGTGTATAATGTATTTATAAAGATACGAAAAGCATGGGTAGACCCAGAATTTGATTATGGTAGATGTTTCAATTACAAAGAAACTAAGTGGACTAGCTTATTGAATAACTACATTGACTTTAATAAGCTTGACTTGATGCGCAGTAAACTGAGAGTACTGAAAAACAAGTATAATCAGAATTACAATGTAACTTATATGTTTAACAATCATCATGATAATGGTAAACAATGTCTGATAGCTGCTACATTCTCAAAACGGTTTGGGGAAGATATACCGGTAATAACTATGGTAATACGAGCTTCCGAGATTACGAAGAGACTAATCTTCGATTTCCTCTTAATCCAGCGTATGTCAGAATATGTATACGGACCGGATCAGTCGGTACAAATCAACCTATTCGCAACTCAAATGTACGGAAATGTGGAGACACTTCTAATGTATCATACCCATAAACCTTTGAAGAAAGTACTTAAGGGTACTGATAAAGAAAACCCTTGGATCAAAAGGTTAAAGGAAATCTTCGATAAATTTCAGAATGGTACAGAGAAAGAATTCTCTTCATTCAAGGTATTCTTTAGAAGTTTTAAAGTGCTTCGACCAGATTTATATGAGGAAACATATAAATCAATGAAAGCAAAAGAATTACTTCTTGAATATGAAGACATAGAATATCCAGAGAATGTAATTTCTTACTCTCAACGTAAAGCATATAAGAAAAAACTTTTAAAACAACAAAAGAAATGAGGATTTATTCGAACAGTTTTGAGTTAATGTCAGAAATGGGCAGAGAGCTCAACAGTTATGGTCAAATTGTGAAACCAAAGACCTATCAGAATAAGGTAATCGAAGGTAATGAGGATTTTATAACAAAAGAACTCATTTGCCAACAATATTGCTTAACTTCACTTGGAGACCCAGTATGGTTATTCGTATTCTCTCATTCAAAAGAATGGGCAGATGCCGAGTTTAAAGAAAGGATTGATACCTCTGATATAATTAATCCAGGTAAAGCTTGGGAATTAAGAAAAGATTTATGGGAACAGTTTTTGGTAAATGGTAAATTTGATTATACCTATAACGAAAGGATGGTAATTCTTCCCTATACTATACAATTACTAAAATCAGATTCTGATACTCGTAAAGCAGTATTACCAATATTTAATGGTAATGGTGAAGATGATACTCTTTATTACCATGGTAATAAACGTATACCCTGCTCTATGTATTATGATTTCCTTATCCGTCAGAATGGCAAAGGAGAGAAGGTATTACATATTTGCTATCACCAAAGAAGTTCGGACTTTGTTACTCACTTTGGTAATGATGTATACCTTGCATGGAGACTTATGGAATATGTTGCTAAGGAAGTAGGAGTAAAACCGGGTTACTTGTATCATACTATAGATTCTCTCCATGCTTATAAGAAAGATTGGACAGCATTAGCCTCTAATCTGGAAGATTTACAAGAGAAATACTAATAATGAGGGATGTATCTACTACTGGTGGGTATGTCCCTTTTTCTATTTTAAAATATGGA